GACTCAGCAACTAGCAGCCGACTTTCTCTACGCCATCAAGCAACGCCTGACTCATCCTAATTATGAAGCACTGCAACAGGCTTACGCTGCTGGCGTAGGGTTTAACTCTAAGACCGCTTCGTGGCAAGCAACCCGTGTGACCTTCGGTGATGAACTCCGTGAGTCATCTGAAAAGGATCCAAACATCGAAGCCGTCGGTATCGGTGGTCAGATCTACGGTAAGCGTGCAGATATGATTATCGTAGACGATGCGGTGACATTAAAGAACGCCAATGAATTTGAGAAGCAGATCCGCTGGTTAACCCAGGATGTGCGTTCTCGTCTTAACCCTACTGGTAAGTTAATCATTATCGGTACCCGCGTTACAGCAATTGATCTCTACAAAGAACTCCGCTCCGAGGACCGCTACCCTGGTGGACTGGTCCCGTGGAAGTACCTGGCTATGCCAGCATTATTGGAGACTCACGAAGATCCTGAACAGTGGGTTACCTTGTGGCCAGCATCAGATGCTCCATTTGATGGACAGACAGAATCAGATTTGAATGAGGATGGACTATACCCACGCTGGAATGGTCGTAACCTTTACAATGAACGACAAGCAATGGATGCATCTACCTGGGCGCTGGTTTACCAGCAGCAGGATATATCAGATGATGCAATCTTTGACCCAGTATGTGTGCGAGGTTCTATAGATGGTATGCGTAAAGCAGGTCGCTTGGTTCCTGGTCACCCAGGCCATCCGCGTGACCTTAGCGGCTTTTCAATTATTTGTGGTCTTGATCCCGCTATGGTTGGTGATACAGCCGTCGTTTGTTACGCTATTGATCGGGTTAGTCATAAACGCTATATCGTTGATGCTATTAAGATTACTCGTCCTACGCCTGCTGCAATCCGTCAGATAATCTTTGACTGGACTGCGCTATACCAGCCTACCGAGTGGATTGTAGAAAAGAATGCTTTCCAATCATTCCTTACGCAAGATGAGGGAATCCGTCAGAACCTGGCCTCCAGAGGAGTGCTACTGCGGGAACACCATACTGGATCCAACAAGTGGGACTCAGGCTTCGGTGTTGCATCAATGTCAACTTTGTTTGGCACCAAGCAACACGATGGTAAGCACCACAGAGACAACCTTATTCACTTACCTTCTGACCAAACTGAAAACATTAAGGCGCTCATCGAGCAACTAATTACCTGGTCGCCTACTACCAAGGGTAAGACCGATATGGTAATGGCGTTATGGTTCTGTGAGATCCGCGCACGTGAGATGCTCAACCAAGGTATGCACAAGACACATCATATGAAAAATCCATTCCTGTCTCGTAGTGAGATAGGCAAACGAACAGTTATCAACATAGATGAACTGCTCGCAGAAAAAGATCGTACGTTCATCTAATAAGGAGATAACAATGGCTAAGAAAGAACAAATGAGCACTGCTGCAAAAGCAAAATCTGCTCGTGCTAAAGCATCAGGCAAAGTAGAAATTGACACTATTAAAAAGCAGGGTGTTGCTGAAAGACTTAGATCAAGACCTTCTGATAAAAAGTACAGCCGACAGGCAACTGTTCTAGCCAAGGCTGACAAACTAACTCCAACAAAGGCTAAAAAGTTTTATATGGCAGGACCAGAAATGGTAACAAAGGCATCTGTCAAGAAAGTAGATGCAGATGCTTATAACCTTCTAGCAAAGAAGGCTAAGGCTGCAGGGCTTAAGGGTGCGGATGCAACTTCTGCAATTAACAAAGCGCTTAAGATTGTATCTACTCGTATGACTAATGATCGCCAACGTACAGCATCACGCGGTGAAGCAATTGTTCGTCGTGAATCTAAGAAGCGTAAGAATACGGACCTAGGCTAATGGCACAAATGAAGAAGCCTGTAGGCAAAGTTAGAAAAACACAAGCACAAATTGATGCTGAACTTGCTGCTGCTAAAAAGGCAGCCGAGAAGTATAGAGCAACACGTCCTTCAAAAGAAAAACGTGCTGAGATGATCAACGCACAGCAATCTCGTATGGGTCGTTCAAAATCTTCTACACCAGTACCGCTGGGTACTCCTAAAGTTTCAGCACCACGTCGTGGTAATGCAACACCAGCGCCACTAGGAACACCTCCAGCAAAACCAACAGGTCGTCGTCCTGCAATGCCTAAGACTACAAAGAAGGCACCTGCAAAAGCGCCTAAGAAGCCAGAGAAGATGACTCCTCAAGATGCAGCAATGAAGAAAATTCTTGAGAAGAAGTACGGCAAGATCTATGGCTAAGAAGACTACTCCTAAAGGAGCAGGCCGTGGAGATATTATTAACTACGGATGGAACGAAGCAGAAAAGGCTCTGAATAAAGTTCGTAAAGAAGTTGCTAAAACTATTGTTGCTGGTGCCATTGGTGGTGTCGGAGCAAAAGTTGCATCAGGTGTTAAAGGCGCAGTTGCTGCAAAGAAGGTTGCTGACAAAGCACCTTATGTAAAGACAACACGTGGCACACAAGCAAAGAACGCAGACATTACATTAAAGTCACCTGGCTCTAAGAAGTCAGGATCTCCAAAACCTGGTACAAAAGCAACTATTAAGAAAGTTGTTGAGCCAGCAAAGAGTGCTCCTATGGCTGGTGCTAAGGCTACTAAGAAAACATCAAAGACAGGACGTGGTGCTACTGTCGCTATTATTGGTGCTGGCAAGGCATTAGAAACTGCATACAAGGTCGGCAAAGACCAAGGCAAAAAAGAAGCCAAGAAGAAGAAGTAAGGAAAAAAATTGTTATCAACTAAAGAGGTAGTAGCCAAGGTTAATCGCCTACAAACGCGCTACTCCGCACGTGACCAGAGAATGCGTGACGTGCTCTCTGTACGTCAGGGAGACATTAGCAAGGTTTACCCTGCAATGTTTTCAGAGGAGTACCCAAAGCCTCTAGTTGCTAACTTCATTGACGTAGCAGCACGTGACCTTGCAGAAGCAATGGCACCGCTACCATCATTTAACTGCGCTGCAACCAATATGGTTTCAGACTCAGCACGCAAAGCAGCAGACACACGTACTCGTATTGTTAACCATTACATCAGTGCATCTGAACTACAAATTCAAATGTATACTGGTGCTGACTGGTTTAACACCTACGGTATGTTGCCAGGTATGGTGGAGATGGACTATGAAACCAATAATCCGAGAATACGTTTGCTTAATCCTTTTGGTACTTATCCTGAAATTGATAGATTTGGTCGTACCGTCTCGCTCACGCAGGTAATGGCATCTGATGCTGAAACACTTGCAATGCAGTACCCAGAGTTCTATGACCAGATTATGCCAAAGAATGTTTACTCTCCTGGCTCACCTTATGTCTCACTAGTTCGCTACCACGACAAAGACCAAGATCTAATTTTTATCCCAGAGCGTAAGAACCTAGTACTCTCAAACATCCCAAACCCTATTGGTAAGTGTATGGCATACGTTGCTATGCGTTCATCCATTGATGGTGAAGCACGTGGACAGTTTGATGATGTTCTATCAGTTCAACTTGCTCGTGCTCGCTTTGCAGTATTGCAGATCCAAGCAGCAGAAAAATCTATCCAAGCACCTATTGCTATTCCACAGGATGTGCAAGAACTAGCACTTGGTCCTGATGCAATTATGCGTTCTGCTAATCCACAAGGTATTCGCCGTGTTCCATTGGAACTACCACCTGGAGTCTTTACAGAATCAGGTGTACTAGAGCGTGAACTACGTTTAGGTTCTCGTTACCCAGAGGTTCGCTCAGGTAACATTGATGCATCTATCGTTACAGGTCGCGGTGTACAAGCGCTACAAGCAGGCTTTGATACACAGATCAAATCAGCACAAGCACAGTTTGCTCGTATGTTTACAGACCTTGCTTCTCTTTGCTTTGAAGTAGATGAGAAGATCTTCGGCAATATGCAGAAGGAAATCAAGGGCGTAGACGACGGTACTCCGTTTAATATGAAGTACATCCCATCAAAGCAAATTGATGGCAACTACGGTGTAGATGTTCGCTACGGCATTATGTCTGGTATGGATCCTAACCGTGCCATCATTGCTTTACTACAAATGCGTTCAGATAAACTCGTATCTCGTGACTATGTACGTCGTGAGATTCCAATGGAGTTAAACGTAACGCAGGAGGAACAACGTGTTGATATCGAAGAAATGCGCGATTCTTTGCGGGTGGCTGTTGCTCAGTATGCTCAAGCCATTCCAGCCCTTGCAGCGCAAGGTCAGGATCCTTCGCAAATCATTACGCGTATCGCAGAAGTTATCCAAGGTCGCCAAAAGGGACTTCAACTAGAAACTATTATTGGTAAGGCATTTGCGCCAGAACCTGCGCCAGAGATGCCAGTAGCACCAGAACTAATGCCAG